ACTTCATCTTCTTTTTTCATTTTCTTGTCATGCATCGCTTCTGCAGTAACTTCTTCGTCTGCTAGATTTTCGTAGATATCTCTAGATTTTTCTACAACGATTTCATGGAATAAAGCCTCTGCTTTATCGTTTTCTTCGTTTATTAGTAATTCTAATAACGATTCAAATTTATTGTTTGACATTTTACACGTGCTCCTTTGTATTGTAGTCGATTTGTACTTATAAGTGTTTGTATTTACTGTAAAGACGCAAAAACGGTGCGATATATGGTGCAAAAAGGCGTATTTTGTCTAGTTTTTATGCTGTAGTTGGAATTTTTCGATGAATTGCTCGATTGTCGGGTGATCTATGTTTCCTGCCCACTCTAAATCCTTGGGTGCGAACCAACCTTTTGGTATTACCCTATGAAATTTGATGTCTTTAAAATCTTTTAGACAACGTTTTGTTTGGTTCATCCAGTTGCCATAAAACGTTGCGTCGTCTTTTCCCCGCTTGTAGTTCCTGGTATCCTTGAATAAGTTGTTGAACTTGAATCTTTGTCCCTCTTTGTGCCCCTGATAGTCAAAACCAAGTATGTAAATCTCTTTGTGACCATGTTCGCACGCGAGTCTCAGTGCCGTTGGCCCACTACTCCAGCCAAGGCTTGGTCTAAACCATTGCACGTGATTCAAGATTTTTGGATTTTTGTTGTATTGGGCGTTGAAGTTTGACCATACTTGATTGTTCTGAGCGTAGTCTGACTCAGCGATCTCATGCACCATCTTGGGATCAACCGCAACAAGATAGTCAGGCCTATGTGTGCGGTACACGCCGTTGCAGGCATACACCTTGCCGTGTTCCTTGAGGGCATCGATATCGATGGACTTACGTGATTCACCGTTACCCAGTACGAATGCTATTGATGACATTATAACTCTAAGTTATCGTCTTGTGCAGGCTGTCCATACATTTTTTGGACAAAAACTGCTTCTTCCTTTTGCTGTGCATCGTGTGCCTCAGATGCCATTCTCATAGAGTTGATTTGTTTGAGAGTCAAACGTGTTTTTCTAGTGTCTTCGGAATCTAGAATTGAAATATCGTGTTCAGGCTCATAGGTTTTGTCTTGTTCAAACCCATCTGCGCCATATGTGAAGAATTCATTCAGTTTCATAATCGTATTTAAGCCTAAACTTGACCTCCGCCGCCTGTGCCTCCCGGAGTTGTTCCGCCACCTCCTTGGCCGCCTGGTGTTGTTCCTGGCTGTCCTGGCTGTGTTCCTGCTGGATCCGGTGCCCCTGGTTCTGCAGTTGGTTCCTCAAATTGGTCTAAGTCGGTACTGATGCCCGATTGCGTAACTCCACCTGCTCTAAGTTCACCTGTTTTACTCTTTCTTTTCTGTGGCACGTTGTTTTCTTCTGCCCATAGTTCTGCATTTCTTGCCATTTCCTCTTCGCTAAGTCCAAGATATCTTTTCAATGCAAATCTTTTACTCATGTATGGCAGTTCTGCAACTGCTGTGAATGTGTTTACCCTGCTTTGGTCCATTTCCGTCTGTCTGTACTGTGCAAAGTTCTGTGGTGGATTCAATTTAAGTTCAAACATACCGTTGTCGATGTTGTAGCCTCTGCCTTTGATCCATAATTTGAATTCTTCATCAAAAGTTTCTGCCAACATGCTTTGCAATCTCGCACAGTACTTGTTGAATCTCAGTTCTTGGATGTACGCAGTACCAACTCTGCCGTCATTGTACTGTTGTCCACCGTCTTCTGCGCCAGTTGGCAAGTAAGAACTTGGAATTCTCAAACCTCTGAACAGTTTGTTTGTGAAAAATCTCAAGTCATCTATCTCACCTAGGTTTGTACCACCCGGTAATGTGTCAACTTTAGAGCCTCTACCCTCTGCTGTCTGTGGGAAGAAGTAATCTTCGTTTATGGACATCGGGTTGTATGTTGCATCAATGAAGTTTGCTCCACCTGATGCACTTGGAATCCTTCTTTGGTTGATCTCGTTCTTGACCCTCTCAACGAACTGCATCGCTAAGTGTGTAGGCATGTTACCCACATCAATGTAGAATACCCTTCTTTCAGGTGCTCTCTGTACCCTGTAAATTATGATTGCGTCTTCTAATAATTCTTTTTGTTTGTAAACTTTGAAAACTTGTTCCAGTACTGACTGTCCAAACGGAAATAAGTTGTCCAATCCGTCTGACATACTCATATGAATCACATGTTCTGCGTTTATGTTGTACGCATTCATTGTTCTGTAGAATCTTCCACCTGACATTCCGCCTGCAAATCCTGACATGTTGTTGGTTGCACCTGCGTTTGCATAACTTTGACCGTATGCCGCTGTGCCTCCACCTGTTGTTCCGCCACCACCATAAGTTTGGTTTGGTGTAATTTGTGTTGCTGATAATCTTTGTAGGTTTGGATTGATGTCTCTTATAACATATTGTTCAGGTTTCTTGCCTTCTGATTCATTTACAACAATCCTGTCAACTTTTGCGTTGTCAATGTACAGCCATTTCTGTGTTTCTGGATCTCTGACAAAGAAACAGTCTCCGTATTTTAATGCATTTCTAAAAATTCTA